GGCGGGCCTTCGCCCGGTATCCCTTGGTCGCCGACTTGCGGTGGCCCTTCGGCCCGCCGTTCCACACTCCGGCCACGGTCTCGATCGACCAGTCGGGAGCGTACCTGCTGACGTAGGCCACGAACACAGCCTCCGCGTACTCGCGATCGTGGACATCGAGGTACTCGCGCTTGCCCAGCGCGGGGCTGTAGGCGACGGCATCGACCCACGCACATCGGTGGATCTGCAACCTGCCCCGCGCCTTGCCACCGTCCCCGACGGCGGCGTCGGGGTTGCGGTGGCCGCCAGTCTCGACGGCCTCGATGGCATCGAGGATCCGGCGCACGTCGGTCCCCGGCGGGGGCGGCACGACGAGCGCCACTGCGACGAGCGCGGCGATCATGCCACACCCCGCGCACTGTGGAACTCGATGCGCGGACCCTGCATCGAGCAGTGACGCACCGCGCCAAGGTGCGCGGCCAGCAGGTTGCGGACCGCACCGCGCAGGGTGCGATCGCTCGCCATCGCCACGGTGTGCCACTCCACCCGGCGGGTGGACTGGTTGGGGCAGCCGCATGAGTCGAGGTCCATGTGGGTCACGGGGATCCCGGCCAGCACGGTCACGCACTGCGCTTCGCACATGACGCGCACGTTGGCACGGCGCAGGAGTTCGGTCAGGTACTGGTCGTCGCGGGCGACCACGCGGGCGCGGAGTTCGCGCTTGATCAGGCGGATCGAGTCGGTCATGGGTGTGTCTCCGGGTTGGGGTTCAGGCATTGCCGCCACGCTGGCGGCGCTCATGGTTGGCGTGGTCGGTCGCGATGCGGAGGATGTCCGCCCACTGATCACCGGCGAGCAGGATCAGGTCGGCGACGATGTCGGTCGCAGCCTCGATCGAGGCATCGTCCAGACCGGTTGCGGATGTGTGAAGGTCGATTTCGATCAGGTGTCGAGCCATAGGTCTCTCCATGTAGGTGTGAATCGAATCCTGCACAGTGCAGGGCAAGGCACCCCGAAGGGTGCCGAGCCGCGTACTGGGTCAGACCCATTCTTCCAGCGCGGACTGGACCTGCGTCCAGTCAACATCGGCGAGGCGGTCGCCGTCCGGCGTCACAGGCTCGCCGTCGATCGTGTCGAACAGCGCCTCGATGTCACGCCGCAGGTCGGTCGTCGTCGTCGTGCGGCGGGCGATCCGGCGGGCGCTGGACTCCAGCCCCTCGTCGTTGCCCAGCCACAGCATCAGGTTCCACGTTGCGCGGTTCGTCCAGCCGTTGTAGGTGTCGTCCATGTGTGTGTCTCCGGTTGAGGGTTGAATCAGCCCCACAGCCACTGCTGCTGGGGGTACAGGATCGTGACATCGGACAGCGCATCCGCCGAGTCGGGCAGGTACGGGCGCTGCTTTACTTCCGCCGTACCGGCCAGCACGGCAGCGCCGATGTCGGCCAGCACAGAACGGGTTCGGTCGGTCACCGCGTGGCTGTCTGCCTTGCGGACCTGCACGGTGTACCGGACGCTGGTCTTCGACCCGACGAACCACACGCCGCCAGTGCCACGGATGCGCCAGCGGCGGGTGCCGCTGGTGATCTCCGTGGTCACGTTCGGCGAGGTGAACGCCACGAAGTCGCTGCGGGGGATGCGCTGCCCGTTACCGCACAGTGCGGTGAGCGCGGCGATGTATCGATCGCGAAGGGTTGCCATAGGTCTCTCCATGTGTGAGTGAGTGAGTGTCCTGCACGGTGCAGGGGATGCCGCCCCCGTAGGGGCGGTCACCCGCGCATCGGTCAGCATCGGGCCGTGTGGCCCTCGCGAAGTCCATCGACGAACACGACCACGTCACGCGCCCCGCTGCGGTAGACGATGGTGCGCCCCTCGCCTCGACGGCGGTACACCGCGTAGATGTACGGGTGGTGTTCCTCCGCCGTGTAGTGGCCGTCATCGTGCGGGCCGCAGCCCGTGTGTGCGTTGATCCGGTCAAGTGTGCGCTGTACGCGCTGGAGGCTGCATATGAGTGGCTTTCGGTACATGGGTGTCTCCGTCACTTGGTGACGTGGTGCAGGTGGAAACTCACGCCGGTGGCCGAACGCAATGCCTGTGCAGCCAGTCCCGGGCGGGCGATCGAGCGGTGGTGACGCTCGTCGTTGGCGTTGCCCGTCCGGCTGTGGGCGATGACGTGCGCGGCCACGTCGGTCTCCCATTCCTCGATCGGCGGGATCGCGGCCATTGCTTCCTCGCGGGACGCGAACCAGTGACCCGTTGCGTTGCTGTTGGTGTAGACCACGCCGACGATCCAGTACGGGGTGTGGATCGGCGGCACCGCGTCGCCACGGCGGCGCAGCGTCGGCTCCACAATCTCGCGGACGGCTTCGGCGGTCAGTTCGGTGTCGCACTCCCCGGCGGCGAGCCGGAGTTGCTCGACGAGGACATCGACGAGCGCCGCCTTGGACAGGCGGGCGAGGTAGGCGGCGTCGGGGCCGGGAACGGTGCGGGGCTTCTTCAGTGCCATGTGTGTCTCCATGTGTGAGTGTGTGAGTGTCCTGCACGGTGCAGGGCAGGTCGCCCCGGGGGGGGCGACGAGCCGCGCATCAGGCGGGGCGGACGGCGGGCGTGAAGTCGATGTGGTTGTCATCGATGTCATCGTCGATGCGGGCGGTGGCACCGTCGGGCATCGTCCAGTTCCACGACTTGCCGACGCGGCTGATGCTGGTCCCCCCAGCGAGGCGGACGAAGGCGAGCGCCTCGCGGTGGCTGCTGAAGGCAGCACTCCACTGGCCCTCCATGCCATCCGCCATGCGGCGGTAGCAATCGGCGGGGGTTTCCGGCTTGACGGTGATCATGTTGGGGTTGGTCATGGTGGTCCTCAATCGACGAACAGGGCTGCGATGGCGAATGGGATGATCGCGAGGGCGATCACGACTTGCAGAGCGAAGGTGGCTTCCATGTGTGGCTCCGTTGTGAGTGTGAATCCTGCACGGTGCAGGCCATGCGCCCCGGTCCGGGGCGGCAGGCTCAAACCGTGGGGCTTGAGGGTGACTTGTCAAAGATCGACCGATCAGCAGGTGATCGATGCGCACACAGTACTGCACGGTACTGCACTGTCAAGGGGGTGGAGGGCAGATTCTGAAGATTTTTTCGCGGGTCTACAGATGATCAGGGAATCGGGGCTGTGCAATGCGGGGCAGCATGGCACTACCGCAACGAACGAAGAGGGGCGGGCCAACCCTTGAGGAGGCTGGCGAGATCGAGTCGAGGAAACTCGCCTTCCTCGCCGCGCTGCCCTCGCTGGGTGTCACCGCTGCTGCACGCGAGGCTGGCGTGGCGGAGTTCACGCCCTGCAAGTGGTACGCAGCCGACGCCAAGTTCCGCGCCGCGTGGGATGCGCTGGAGCCGCTGACCGCGAGGCGGTTGGAGGCCATCGCCGACGCCGTTGTAAATGGCGAGCGAGAGTTGAACAGCAGCGCCGCGCAGATCCTCATGTTCCGGCTCAAGGGGCTGCGCCCGTCGGTCTACCGCGAGCGGTCCAGCGTGGAACACACCGGGGCCAACGGCGGGCCGATCGCGATCGAGAACGGCGAGGCCAGCCGGGGCGCGATGATGCTCGCCGAATGGAGCGCCGCCATGCTGCCCGCCCCGCTGCCCGCCATCGAGGCCAAGCCGGAGGGCGACGAGTGAGCGAGGCCACGGCCTTCGCAGTTGCGCTCGCCGTCGTGTGGGCGCTGGCCGCAGGGCAGCGGCGTGACTGACCCGCTCGCCATCGTTCAGTTCAGGCAGCGCATTCTGAAAGCCACGGCGGAGGAGCGGCCACACCTGCGGGCCGCCTTCGCCACCGACTTCGCCGCGTGGTGCGACGCCACCGCGTGGACCTTCCGCGTCAAGGAGGTCGGCGACGATGGGCGCGAGCGCCCGGTGCGCCAGCCCCACGTCCCGTTCATGCTGTGGCCTTGCCAACGCCGCGCAGCCCGCGAGGTGATCGAGGGCATCGAGGCTGGCCGCGACGTGGTGATCCGCAAGTCCCGCGACATGGGCGCATCGTGGCTGGTCTCCGCCATCGCCGTGTGGGGCTGGATGTTCAAGGGCTGGCAGTCGCTGCTGGTCAGCCGCGTCGAGGACCTCGTCGATCGCAGCGGCGACCCCGACTCGCTGTTCTGGAAACTCGACTACCTGCTGGAGTCGCAACCGACGTGGCTGCTGCCCTGCGCCCCGGACGCGCTCGCCAAGGGCGGGCAGTTCCGCCAGCACATGGTGCTGCGCCACCCGACCAGCGGGGCCACGATCACAGGCCAAGCCAGCACGGAACACATCGGGCGCGGTGGCCGCCGCACGTTCGTCCTCTTCGACGAGTTCGCCGCCCTCGACAACGCAGCCGCAGCGTGGCGCTCCGCAGCCGACTGCACGTCGTGCCGCGTCGCCAACAGCACGCCCATCGGCGCGGGCAGCGAGTACTCGCGGCTGGTCAGCACGGCCCGCACGCGGGGCGAGCCACGGCTAGTCGAGTTGATGTACCACGACCACCCGGAGAAGGGGGCCGGGTCGCAGCACCGCATCGACGACGACGGGTCCGTCACCGGGTTCGCCGGGTCGCCGTTCGTGTGGACCCCGTGGCTGGCGGAGCAGGTGCGCCGCCGTGACCGGGTTGACCTCGCGCAGAACGTCTTCGCGGAGAGCGTCGGCAGCGGGGCTGCGTTCTTCCCGTCGCACATCGTCACCGCGCACCGCGACAAGCACGGGGCGGAGCCGCGCCGGTGCGAGGTCCGCCGCGACCGGCTGGTGCCGGAGCCGCAGGGCCGGTGGCGCGTGTGGGGGGAGCCGTCGCGCACGGCGGAGTACGTCGCCTTCATCGACCCGTCGCACGGCACGGGCAGCGCCAACAGCGCCGTCTGCGTCATGGACGCGCTGGCCCGCCGGGTGGTGGCGGAGTTCGTGGACCCCAACATCGCGACGTACGACCTCGCGCTGGAGGTGGCGAACGCCATGCGCCGGGTGTGGCGGGGCAAGCGGGCCACGCTGGTGGGGTGGGAGACCAACGGCCCGGGCGCGGCGTTGCAGCACGACTTCGACCGGGCGCAGTACCCCGCGATCTACCGCCAGCGGCAGACGGGGACGACCAGCGAGCGGGCCACGCGGCGTGTGGGGTGGACCAGCACCAAGCGTGCCAAGCGTGCGCTGCTGGGGGACTTGAGCCGTGCGATCGCGCAGGGCGAGGTGGAGATCCCCAGCATGGACTCGCTCGACGAGATGCTG